CTGCATCAGCCAAAGCTGTAGGAGTCAATGAGCCTGAGTCTGCCAAAGATAAAAGGCTAGGATCAGTAATTCCTGCTGCTAAAAGAGCTGCGCCACCGACTGTAGCCCAACCACCAGGAATTGTATTGCCAACAGCTTTATCTAAAGAAGCTGCTGCACCTAAGATACCGCCACCGCTACCATCTGTGCCTAAAACACTAGAGATTGGATCAGTAATTGCGCTGACAATGCCACCGCCACCGCCAAATGGGGTGCGTTTGCCATCATACCAACCTTGGTGTTTATTGAAGTATCTTAAAATGCTCATATAGTGTTCTCCACAAGAATGTATCGCTCTTTGAATCCTACTCTGCGCCATAATCTAGCGACTGATTCTCGAACACCACCTTGTATTTTAGTTGCTCCAAATTGCTTCAAAATCTCTTTTAACTGCTTGTAAGTGTCTTTAGTAAAGATGTTTTTGCCGCCTATTGTTGTTACAAAGCCTATTCTGTCATTAGGCATATTCATAAACGAAACAGTTAACGCACCTTTAATAAAATCACCTTCATAAATACCTATTAGTAACCATTGATTACTAACTACTGCTAACCGCACTTGATCTAACGTATAATCACCATCTGCGAATAAAAGCGCATCCTCAATAAATAACGAAACTTCTGCCCATTTTTGGGCTATTTCGTCTGGAATTATGCGTTTTAAGATCATTTCTACACATTATAATAGGGAACTTTGTATTTTTGACCATTTACGGTAATGTTTATAAAACCCACAGGATGAGCAGGCAAAGTAGCTGATCCTGTAGTCGCTGTAGTCGCAGAAGTAAAGTTCAATAAATTCAAGAAAAACTGTTGCCAAGCCCTAGTAGGGCGTTTAGTCGTAGCATCTAAAAACTCAGACTGAGGGTATGGGTTATTTTGCGATGTTGACCATAATCCATTTGCCATTAGTTTTCCCCTACGCTTGCTTTTAAGTTTGCAGACACGATTACAGCCTTTACAGGATCAGTAATTACAACTTCGTAAATTCTGTCACGAGCTGTGCCTAGTCTGCGCCAAATTGCACGATTTTTGTATTTACCTTGCTGGCCGATTGGAATCCAATATTCATGACTCCATGTTGAGCCACCATCGCTTGACCAGCGTAGCATTGCTTTAGGATTGGTGTAAGGTGTCGTATTAGTAACGCTTAAATTGTTGCCAATTACAAAGATGCCTAAAGGGGGTATAGAAACAGTTTGACTAGGCGCAATCGTATAAGGATCACCTAAATAAGTGTTTGTGTCTGTAAATGTGCCGCCAATACCTACGCCTGGCTGAAACTGGATCTGTAATTCATCAAAATACTGACGTTGTAAATCTTCAACTAAATGGGGGCATCTACGAACTCTGCGAATAGTATTGCCATCGTCTGTGTAGTTAGTAGGATCTAGCTCGTAAATCTTGCCATTTTCCCAATCGCCTACGAGAACCATTCCTTGAAATAAAGCCAAGCAATTGCCACGATGACGATGAAATACGTTGTTGCTATCTACATAAAGCCATTTGTGCCACATTTGAGTAGTGTTGTCGTATGCCCAAGTTAAGTCCAAAGTAGGGAACGAAACGACATAAACTTCATGGCCTTCTAGCTGATATGTCCAAGCAATAGCATCGCCTACATATTGATTGACAAGCGTGTTTTCTACAGCGTGGGTAGATATACGAGTAGGCGTGTAGCCATTCATCATCATAATCTGAGCTTGACCACGAATATTTCGGCTGACATAAGCAAAAGAATTGCCTACACGAGCTACAGAAAACTTAGCTACGATACCGTGTTGGGTAGATGTGCCAGGAATACGCTGAAACGGGAATGGGAAAGCACCTACGTCTGTCCATACTTCGCTTGAGTTTTCGCCTAATAAATAGACTTCTCTATGATCTACAATTAAAGATACAAGATTGTCAGGTGAGCCATCTTTAGAAGCAAAGCTTAAAGGCTGAGTAATAGGGCTTAAAGCATCAGAAGCAGCAAAGATTTGTGTGCCAGGATCATTATAAACAAAGTAGTTATCTACAGTATCTACTACATCTGCTCCACTAAATGCACCATCTGTATTAGGTATAACAGTAAAGTTAAGCGCATACATCTGCTCAGAGCTAATCGTATATGACTTATTAATATAATAGCTTGAGCCTGCTGTCACAATCTGAGTGATCATTGTCTGATCAGAAATCATTGAGCCTACGATTGTTTGACCTAAATATAGCGTTACTGATGGGCTAACAGTCAAATTATGATAAGTTACACCACTTACTACTACGTCTGCGACTGCGCCTTGAAAAGCAATCGTATTAGAAGCATACATTTGCGTAGAGGCTACAGTTTGACTCTTATTTAATGTCCAAGTAGTGCCTGAACCTGACAAAATCACAGTTTCATTAGATAAGCCAATACCATATAAAGCTTGACCAATTGCTAATGTGCCTGAAAAAGTACGGCTGACTGTCAGCGTTGTGCCTGAGATTGAAGCTTGAATAGTCGCAGCAGTAGGATTATTAATACGCCATGTATAGCGATATGCACCGTCAACGATATATACGTTAACTCCGTTATCTGTAATTCCTACTCGACCTGTGCTGGTGTTTAATTGACCAACGATGGTAGGTGTCAGATTGGAAGTTAAAACATAAACGTATGGGCCGCAAACTGCAACCATTTGCTGACCACCGCTTACTGTTCTCATGCCACGCACTTCTTGCGTATTAGGCAAAACAACTTGTGTAGTCAAACCAGGCGTAGGATAAAGCGCAACGATGCCACGTTGACCTGGCAGTTTTAATGGGTCAATTTCAGCTCTAAAGTTAATACACTCTTGAGCATCCTGATAAATTGAGGGCGCTTCGTATGACGGGCCAACAAAGCCAAAGTCTGCCATTTTTAACCTTATCTAAAGAAGCCACCTGATAGAATCCAGCCAGCATCTTTTTGGCGAGAAGCCAACATAGCATCAGCGAATCTAGCAGATTGAACAGGCTTCATATTAATGCGTTTAACAGTAGCTTTAGCTTGCGCTGCATACTGTTGAATCATTGCTATTTGTGTTTGTGATGCTTTGCCATACATAGGCATTAAACGCTCTGCTAGACACCATCTGAGAGCCATTGTGTAGCCTTGGGGCAGAATAATAGGATCGTTTAAAGTGGTATAACTTTGAAACAGATTGTCTGTAAAGATGTGCATTTCGCCTTGAGAAGGATTAGGCCATACATAGATGTTGCCTAATGATTCTGAAGGTTGATAGTAAAGAGCTTTTGGCCAAGGGCCGTTCAAAGTCTTTAAGCCAATCATTTCGTATTCTTCTACCGCTAAAACAGCGATAGGATAGTCTAAGCCACCGTTGACGATAGGTACGCCATTAGAATTTGTATTGATACGAACAAACGCTGAATCAATGCTTAATGGGCGTTGATAATAAAGATTAATCGTTGTAGAAGCTACGTTTTGATTAATGTTAACTTGATATGTGCCAGCTTCGTTGACGTTATTACCTGCGCCTGTAAGCATTGCAACAATCTTAGTTCCTGTTGTAATGCCTGTACCACTAAGGGTTTGCCCTACGTTGATTGCGCCAGAGCTAATGCCTGTAACAGTCAGAATATTACCTGAAATTGAGCCTGTAATGATTGCGCCAATTTGACCGCCAGGGCCAATAGTATATTGAGTCTGACCAGGAACGATAGGAAACACAATCTCGTTCTTGTAATAGACCATCATTTCTTCGTTGCTCCATTGATCAACGAGATCATTGAGCATATCAAAAGCATCTTGAGCAGCATCAGGTGTAGGGGTTTCACCTGCTTCTAATGCGCCAATATCTTTTAATGCTCTTGAAATGATGTCTATCGGGGCTGTCATTTTATATTCCTACTTTAAATACTTGGGGTTGCCAAGGTGGGATAACTTTATTTTCTAATGATTCTAATTGTTCTTTTAAACGAGCAATAATGTGGCATTGACCATCTTTTACGGCTTCTTTTTCAATCCAGCTTGATACCATTTCTTCTGTTACTTGTTCAAATGGCACTTTTGCAGTTGGACAATCAAAATACCAATTACCTTCAGTTTCTACTGATTTATCTTCATTTGTAGCTGTGACATGATAACGAGCATGAGTAATCACGCCATCTTTAGCAGAAACTTCTAGGATTTTCCAAGTAAACATTATTTGATTGCGTTCTGAAATGGTGTTAAATCATTAGAACCGTAGTATTCTGCGCCTTTTGCAATTTGAATTTCAAGGTGTTCTTTATTACGCTTAACTGTATCAGCCCAATCTTCATCAGACATATCAGCAGGTTTGCCAGCTTCTAATAAAGCAACGCTATCTAATGCTGCTTTATAGTCTTGTGCTACTTGTTGTTCATGTGTAAGTTCCATTTATAATCCTACCTTTGCTTTAAGTTGTTCAATAATTGCTTGTTGTTCTTGGATAGCTTTTACGAGGAATGGAATTACACCGCTATTATCCATTTGCTGATATTTAGGTGTTCCATCTTCGTTTATTGCATCTTTTTCGCCAGTAACACAATTAGGAATAACTGCTTGCAATTCATGCGCCAAGAAACCATCATCTTTACGACCATCTACCCATGTAAAGCTAACTGGATTTAATGCTTGAATTGTAGATAATCCAGTTGCAATAGGAGTTACATCATTCTTTAAACGATAATCAGATGTAGTGTTGTAAAGAACTGCAGTAGTTCCTGTTTGAGTAATAGAACCAATAGAACTTCCGTTGTAATAAAAACCAACATATCTAGTTCCGCTACCTGTTCCGCTTACATGACCTACATCAACAAATGATTGACCACCATTTACTGTTAAGGTTACACCACCTGCAGAAGGCGCATAAGGGCTTACTGTGCCTACTGAATAGTTACCACTTCCATCAAAAATACCCCTAGGATTACCAGCACCATCAGATAACACAATGTAGTTATTTGCTGTGCGAATGTCTAGACCGCCTTGATTGCCGTTATAGCCACCAATAATTGTATTGTAATAACCAGTTGTAACAAGATAGCCTGAAGATGCACCTACAAAAGTATTAAAGCCATTTGAAGCTGTTGCGTTATATCCAGATGTATTACCAATAAATGTATTTGAACCACCAGTTTGATTACTATACCCAGCCTGATAACCTACTGCTGTGTTATTAGATGCGGTGGTGTTTTTTCCTAATGCAGAATTACCAATAGCTGTGTTGTAAGAACCTGTTGTATTAGCATATAAAGTAGGGTTACCAACAGAATCTCCAGAACCTATTGCTACATTCAATGTTCCTGAAGTATTGTTATATAAAGACCTTTCTCCTAATGCAGTATTATCAGTTGCAGTATTACTATAAAGAGAACCATATCCAACGGCTGTAACATATGCAACAGTTGTGCTTGAATAACCAGCTTGCATTCCAATTAATGTATTATAAGCACCTGTAGTATTAGAGTAGCCAGCCTGATAACCTACTGCTGTGTTATTTGAGGCTGTGGTGTTTGCTCCAAGCGCATACTCACCTACTGCTGTGTTTGAACTTCCTGTGGTATTTGAAACAAGAGAATTTTGACCAAAAGCAGAATTATTAGAACCTGTTGTATTTACAATTAAAGATGAAGTTCCAAAGGCTGCGTTTTGATTGCCAGAAGTATTTGCAGCTAGTGCAGACCAACCAACAGCAGTATTCTGATTTGAACCAGTATTTGCACCAGCTAATGCGTTTACACCTAATGCTGTATTGTATGTAAGGCTACCACCACCCTTACCAACAGTAAGACCTGATATAGAAGCGTCTAAAGTGCCTGTAATAGTCGTAAATTTACCTGTGCTTGGGGTTGTGCCACCAATAGCAGGTGGAGAAGCTAAATAAGTGCTAAATCCTGTTCCTGATACTGTTGAGCTTGCAGAAAGAGTAGTAAAAGCACCAGTATTGGCTGTTCCTGAGCCGATTGCGCCAGGAGTATTGTAAGCACTAGCAGCAAGCATAGTATTGGTAACTGTGCCTGTATCGCCTGTAGTTACAAGATTACCGTTTACTGCTGGTACGTTTAGCGAGAAGTTTGTAGATGGATTAGGGCCAACTAAGGCTACTTGGCCGCCTGCTGTTGCTTGAAAGACTAATTGACCCATGATTTATTCCTATGGTGCTATATAAATGGTTGAGGCGGTTAAAGCGCCTGTTGATGGATGATATTTTAACTTGGTTGAGCTTGTTTTTAAACCAGTATTACCTGACGATGCGCTTACAAAAGTAACATAGTAATCACTATTTGTTGTTGTATCGTCTGTGATTGCGACGTTTGTGGCATTTGTTGCTGTGCCTGCAGTAATGGTAGAAGGAGCAACCCATGTAGGGGCTGCTGCATTACCATTGGTTTGCAATAAATAACCTGATGTTCCGTATGAACCATTAAATGCTACAGAATTGCTGGTGTTGATTGTTACTGCATCAGTAGCCTGTGAATTGGTCGTTAAATGGATGTTATTTGCGCCAATTGTGCCAACAACTATATCTGTGCTACCTGACAAGAAATATCCATATCCAGGGGCATTAACAGAGCCTGTTCCTGAATATGTAGATGAATTAATACCAAAAGTGGCAAAGTTTGTCGCTGCTGTGCCTTGATCGTTGTAAACAATATATTCAGCAGAAGCAGAAGCACCATTAGATTTATTCTGTAAAACAGCCTGTAAATAGCTATTTGTTGTGCCTACCTGATTGGTGATAATGCCTGTATCGCTAAAGCCTAAAGTGCCACCAATAGACAGGTTGCTGGTGTTTGCTGTCGTTAGCGCAGAAATGCTTAAAGCTAATGCTGTTGATGTAAAAACCCCTGTAGAAGGGTTATATTGGAGCTTAGTAGAGCTTGTATATTCTGTTGATAGGTTTCCACTTGTCTGATTTGCAAACAAAGGATAACGAGTGCCATTTGTAGTGGTGTCATCGGTTACAGTCGCATAAGAGGTAGGAGTTGTCCAAGTAGGAGTTCCTGTGCCTGCTGAAGTCAATACTTGACCTGTTGTGCCTGCTGCTGTGAAACTTGTCGTATTTGCGGCTGACTGCCAAGGAATTGCCCCTGCTACGCCACCAGCTAGATTTGTAGATGTTGTCGCTGTTGAAGCTGATCCTACAGATAAAGTTGATTGAGCTACATATTGCGGTGCAGTAGAGCCAGCAGTCAATACATAACCTAATGTTCCTAATGCTAAAGAAGTCGTTGTGCTTGCAGCAGATTGATATAAAAGTGAGCCTGTTGCCCCGCCAGCTACGTTCGTTGCTGTTGTAGCACTAGCGACTGCGCCACTTACGATTGATCCTGATATTGATGTAATCCAGCTAGGATTTGAGTAGCTACCAGTTGTATATACACCGTTTGTGACTGTTGCAGCGTTGCCTGAGATACTGATGCCCCATGTGCCACTTGCGCCTGTACCTGTTGTACTAGGTGCGCCAACAGTATTGTATGAAACAGTTAACGCTGATGCGCCATTAAAAGATGACCCACTTGCACCGCCTGTGCCGCTATTATTAAAAGTTACGCTATTTGTAACTGATCCTGCTGTCGTTGCAGTTGTTGCAGTTGCAGCATTACCGCCAATAGATAAACCTGAAGCCGTACCAGTTAAGCCAGTTCCTGCACCGCTAAAGCTAGTAGCAGTAATAGTAGTGCCAGTAATTGCAGCAGCAGTAGTTGCTCCAATAGTTGTGCCATTGATTGAACCCCCAGTAATTGCTACGCTATTAGCGTTTTGCGTTGACATTGTGCCAAGACCGCTAACTTGGGTATTGCTAATTGCAATACTTGTATTACTTGCGCTAGTAATTTGACCTTGAGCATTTACTGCGATGACAGGGACTGTGCTTGCAGAACCATAAGTAGATGCTGAAACGCCTGTATTTGTAATGCTAAATGTATTAGATGCTAAAGTTAACCCTGTACCAGCAAAATAAGTCGCAGAACCTGAGAATTGAACCCAAGGCATTGCTGTGACATTAATTGTGCCTGTTTGTGATGCTGTGCAGACCCAACCTGTATCTGCTTGAGTGCCATTTAAAATGACTGTATAAGCGCCTGGCACTTCTGACCAAACATCCATATCTGTAGATCGAGTCCAAGTGCTTGCAGATGCGATATAGATGCCGTTATATTGGCTAGATGACTGGTTTTTAACGAGAACTCTATCGCCAGCTAGGGTAGTGTACCCATCAATCGTTTGAAGCCCTGAGAGCGTTATATTGCTTAATGTAGCAACTTGACACGCAGCTTTAGGGCCAAGGCCTTGAGCTACAGTATCAACATAAAACTTGTTAGCAATATCAGTATTAGAGCTAGGTGAAGTGCTAATTTGTCCTGTTGTCGCTGAAACATTGGTAAAAACGCCTGTAGATGGGG